GCAACACAAACAAACGCCAAAAGGAGGTAACTATGGCAGTAATAGAAGGAAAAGCTTACTGGGCTTCAGTAACTACACCAAACACTACTTTTGAACCTGTGTATACAGTAGATTTAGTTGTGAATGATGAGGTTGCAAATGATTTTGAGGCTCGTGGCTTTAGAGTAAAAGACTTATCTATAAAGGATGAGCAAGGAGCTTCAACAGGTGTTGGAAGAGCCTTAACTATTAAACGAAAAGTGAATGGTCCAAATGGCATGGTAAGAAATGCACCTAAACTTTTCGATAAAAATAAAAATCTCATGGATGAAGTAGTTGGAAATGGTTCAACTGTTAAAGTCCAATATAATGAGTGGGAAACTGAAAACAAATTTGGAACATTTAAAGGTTTGGATTTTCAAGCTATGCAAGTGTTAGATTTAGTTCCTTTAAAATCTCAAGATGGTTCAGAGCTAGACCCTTATGGGGATGGCGAGGAGTTTTAATATGATTGTAACTATTAACAACGAAAATGGAACAACCACATATGATGTTTCAAAAGTTAATGCTGAGAATCTTAGAACTCAAGCTACTGTATTAATAAATAAAGTAGGCACGATTGAGGTTATATTAGAAGCTTTAAACTTTACCAGTTCCACACACAGGGCAAATCTAGAAGCCCTCTTACAAGATTGTCCTGAATCTTTGGTAGAGAATAAAGAAGAAGAAGTCACAGAAGAAACAACAGATTCTGAAGACTAATTCGTATCTCCAAGTGAGAGGTTTGCGGAAAAGAGGATAGCAATTAAAGATGCTGGGGTTAGATTTAGCCCTTATTGGTAAAGCTAAAATCCTGTTTGGCACAGTAGTCCATACATAGTATCGGCTTAGATGTCATATGAACAACGCCTCTCCATTTTAATTCAACGAGGGTAAATTATGGAACAGAATAAATTTGTAAAGTATCATGTATCATGCCATGAGTGTGGCAGTTCTGATGCTGTATCAGTAAATGAGGATGGCTCGGCTAAATGTTTTAGCTGTGGCAAATTTTATAGTAATTATGAAAACAAGGTAACACCAATGGAAAAATATAAACAACCGACTACCATTGTAAATCCACATGGAGGTATATTTGGTAAATTAATTGATAGAAATATCTCAAAAGAAACAGCAGAAAAGTATGGAGTGAAAGTTATTTATGACTCAAATGGTCAAATGGCTCAACACTTATATCCTTTTTACATAAACAATGAGCAATGTGCTACAAAGACTAGGTATGTAAAAGACAAAAGATTTTCTTTTAATGGTTCTATACAAGGCTCTGGATTGTTTGGACAAAATTTATTTAAGGAAGGTGGTAAGTATCTTACTATCACAGAAGGAGAATGTGATGCTATGGCTTCATTTGAATTGCTAGGGAGCAAATGGGCTTGTGTAAGTATCAAGAGAGGAGCTTTATCTGCAGTAAAAGATATAAAAGAAAGTTTAGAATATGTAGAAAGTTTTGATAATGTAGTGTTATGCTTTGACAAAGACAAGCAAGGACAGGAAGCTGCACAAAGAGTTGCTACGATTTTAAAACCGGGTAAAGCAAAGATTGTAACATTACCTAATGGCTACAAGGATGCAAATGATATGCTCAAACAGGGTAAACATAAAGAGTTTACTACAGCTTGGTGGGGTGCAAAACTTTATACTCCTAGTGGCATTATCAAAGTATCTGATAAGAAAAAATCTTATCTAGATAGAGAAAGAAAAGAAAGCATACCTTTCCCTTGGCAGGGATTAAATAAAAAGTTATATGGTTTAAGGCAGGGAGAACTCGTAACTCTTACTGGTGGCACAGGGCTAGGTAAGTCTAGTGTCACTAGGGAGTTAGAGCATTGGCTTATTAATCAAACAAAAGATAATGTAGGTGTAATTGCATTGGAAGAAGATTGGAAAAGAACAGTAGATGGTATACTTTCCATTGAAGCAAACGCAAGACTTTACATTGACCAAGAAAGAGAAAAGTTTTCTAAAGAAACTATAATGCAAATGTTTGATAAAGTATTTGAGGAGGATAGGGTATTCATTCATGCACACTTTGGCACTAATGAGATAGATGACATCTTTGCAAAGCTTAGATATCTTATAGTTGGTTGTGATTGTAAGTGGGTTGTGGTAGACCATTTACATATGCTTGTTAGTGCTGTGCATGAGGGAGATGAAAGAAGAGCTATAGACTCTATCATGACTAGACTTCGTAGCTTGGTTGAAGAAACAGGAGCAGGGTTAATACTTGTGTCACACTTGCGTAGGGTAGATGGAAACAAAGGACATGAAAATGGCGTAGAAGTTTCTCTATCACATCTTCGTGGTTCAAATAGTATTGGACAATTAAGTGATTGTGTGATAGCATTAGAAAGAAATCAACAGTCAGATGATGAGCTTGAAGCAAGAACAACAAAGCTTCGTGTCTTGAAGTCAAGATATACAGGAGATGTAGGCATGGCAAGTTCTTTAGTTTATGATAAAGATACAGGCAGATTATCTGAAAGCGATTTATCAGAGTTTGAGGTAGAGGAAAATGGAATTAGTATTTGATATAGAAACAGATGGGTTAAATCCTACAGTCATCTGGTGTTTAGTTGCCATAGATGATAAAGGTAAATTTTATAATTACACCGAAGAAAATATAAATGAAGGTATAAAATTATTACAAGATGCTGACAAAATTATTGGACATAATATTTTAGGATTTGACATTCCTGTAATTAAAAAATTACATGGTATAGATTTATATGATGCCAACAAAGTAGTAGATACTTTAGTTCTTTCCAGACTTTTTAATCCTACAAGAGAGGGAGGACACAGTATAGCCAAATGGGGTTATAAACTTGGCATACCTAAAAAAGATTCTCCTGAATGGAGTTGTTTCAATGAAGAAATGTTATCATATTGTCAACGAGATGTGACTATAAATTATAAATTATTTAATTATTTGAAAAAAGAATCTATTGGTTTTTCAAAAGATTCAATTATGTTAGAACATAAAGTTACATATTTGTTAGAAGAGCAAAAACAAAATGGATTTTTATTTGATGATGAAAAAGCTATGATGTTGACATCAGAATTAAGTCTTAAACTTCAACAAACTGAAGAGAAAGTTCACAAAACATTTAAACCAATATGGATAGATGATAAACTAATTACACCTAAATTAAAAAAAGATGGGCAACTTTCTAAACAAGGATTGACAGAACAAGAATACACCGATATAATAGAGGGTAGGCTTGAGCAAAAACCTTTTATGAGAAAGACTCTTCAAGAGTTTAATCTAGGCTCAAGAAAACAAATAGGTCAAAGACTACAAGAGTTTGGTTGGAAACCGAATAAATTTACACCAACAGGACAAGCTATTGTAGATGAATCAACACTTAAAAAGATTACACATATAAAGGAAGCTCAACTTATTGCAGACTTTTTATTGTATCAAAAAAGATTAGCACAAGTTCATTCTTGGATAGAAGCAGTAGATAAAAATGATAATAGAGTTCATGGTTCTGTAATTTCTACTGGTGCTATTACAGGAAGAATGGCACACAGAAGCCCTAACATGGCTCAAGTACCTGCTGTTTACAGCCCTTATGGTAAAGAATGCAGGTCTTGTTGGACAGTACCAGAGGGTTATAAACTTGTAGGTATAGATGCAAGTGGACTAGAATTAAGAATGTTAGCACACTATATGGCTAACGAGGAGTATATAAATGACATTATTAACGGAGACATTCATACAACTAACAGAGAGTTTGCTGGACTTAAATCAAGAGATGAGGCAAAAACTTTCATCTATGCACTCATTTACGGAGCTGGAGATGAGAAGATTGGAAGAATCATTAATGGAAGCAAGGATGCAGGTAAACAACTGCGAGAACGCTTTCTTGGTAGTTTACCAGCACTTAGAACTCTTAAACAACGAGTTGATAGAGCTTCGCAAAAGAAATACTTAAAAGGTTTAGATGGTAGAAAAATAATTATTAGGCATAAACATGCTGCATTAAACTCTTTATTACAGGGAGGAGGTGCAATAGTTATGAAAAAAGCATTAACTTTATTAGATTTAGACTTGAAATTAAATACGATTGATGCTAAA